CTTTAAGAGCAAGATTGAAAGATCCCCTTGGTTTGCTGGTAAGTTTTATGCTAAGGCAGACTCAGTAGAGTTTAACAAATCAATCACTGTTTATTCTGGCCACTCTGAAAGAGAATCACATGAGGGACTAAACCTTCTTCTTGCAGTACTTGATGAGATTTCTGGTTTTGCATCTGAAGTTGGAACTGGTAATGAACAGGGAAAGACTGCTGACAATATCTATAAAGCATTCCGTGGATCAGTAGACTCCCGTTTCCCTGACCTTGGTAAAGTTGTTTTGCTTTCATTCCCAAGATATCCAGGCGACTTTATTTCAGAAAGGTATGATGCTGTTGTTGCAGAAAAAGAAGTTGTTGAAAGATCTCATACATTTATTATTAATCCATTATTGCCAGAAGATGATCCATCAAATAAATTTGATATCACATGGGATGAAGATCAGATTACATCGTACAAGTATCCAGGAGTATTTGCCCTAAAGAGACCAACATGGGAAGTCAATCCAACAAGAAAGATTGATGACTTTAAGATTGCTTTTATGACTGACCTAGGAGATGCAATGATGCGTTTTGCATGTGTTCCAACCTTTGCGTCTGACGCTTTTTTTAAGCAGGCAGACAAAGTTGCAGCGTGCATGACACTGAGAAATCCTATTGATAACTTTAGAAGATTTGATGAATCGTTTGTGCCAGATCCTAATAAGGTTTACTATGTCCATGCCGACCTTGCACAGAAGCACGATAAGTGTGCAGTAGCAATTGCCCATGTAGATAAGTGGGTAAATATTCAGGTAATCAATAACTATGAACAGGTAGCACCAATAGTTGTAGTTGATGCAGTAGCATGGTGGGAGCCAAAGGTAGAAGGCCCAGTTAATCTTTCAGAAGTTAAGCAGTGGATTCAAAACCTTCGTAGACTTGGATTTAACATTGGAATGGTTTCGTTTGACCGTTGGCAATCGTTTGATATTCAAAATGAATTAAAGCAGGTTGGAATGAGAACTGATACTGTTTCTGTAGCAAAAAAGCATTATGAAGACATGGCGATGCTCGTATACGAGGAAAGGCTTGCTATGCCATCTATTGACTTGTTGTTTGATGAACTAACACAGTTAAAGATTATGAAAAATGATAGAGTTGACCACCCACGTAAAAAGTCAAAAGACTTGGCTGATGCTGTGTGTGGGGCTATTTTTGGGGCAATATCACATACCCCTAAAAATAATAACACTGAGGTTGAGATTCATACATTTAGGGATAGGCCTAAGGGTGAACTTGACGTGGGTAAAGACAATGTGATACAATTTAAACCTATGCCAGATGATGTAAAAAATTATTTGGATAGATTAAATCTACTATAAATAAGGAGAAATACCGAATGAATTCATTCAAGAAAATCGCACTAGCCGTGGTTGCAGCCATGACTTTGGGCATGGTCGCAGTAGCACCTGCAAATGCTACAGTAATGACAGTAGCGGTAACGCTAGATGGAACAGCAAATACAACTAATGGTGTAATTGCTACCCCTGCCACATTGCCAGTACCAGCAGATAACACAATCGATGCAGCAGATGCACTACGCTTTGTGGCAACAGTAGCAGCAGGAACATCAGTTTCTGCAGTAGCAACTAACGCAACAATCGTATCAGCACTACACACATCAGCAGCACCAGTCGGAGCATCGTCAGGATCATCATCTTTGACAATTGCAACAGGAACTGGAACAACTGCAACATTCTTTGTCTACACAAAGACAACAGCAATCGGTACCGTTGTAATCAACAATGGTGGAACAACTCTTACATACTATGTACAGGGTACTGCTGGAAAGATCAACAACCTAACAGTTTCAGCACCTTCAGCAGGTGCAGCAGGAACTAAGCAGGATATCGTTGTAACTGCAACAGATGCATTTGGAAACAAGGTATCTGGCAAGTCAATTACAGCAACCGTATTTGCTTCAACAGCAGTTATGGATACAGCAACAGTAACAACTGGTGCTACTCTAACAGACTTTGGAACAGCAACCTTTAAGGCTACTCTTCCAACAACTGGCACACGCTCACTTATTACATTTGCTCCAACAACATCAACAGATGCAGTTGCTGCAGCAGTAGTAGGTCTGACTGCTCCAACACTTGCACCATTTGCAGAGATTGCAGTTCGTGATCTAGTATCAGAACTTGCTGCTGAAAAGGCTGCAAAGGATGCAGCGATTGCTGCTAAGGCTGTATCAGATGCTGCAGTTGTAAAGGCTAACGCTGATGCTGCTGCTGCACTAGCAACAGAGAAGGCAGCATCTGCTGCTGCTCTTGCTGCTGAGAAGGCTGCTTCTGCAAAGGCTCTGGCTGATGCAAAGACTGCTTCAGATGCAGTTGTTCTTGCTAAGGATGCAACCATCGCTAAGTTAACAGCAGATAATACTGCTGCACTTAAGTCTGTAAAGGCTGCATTCAACAAGTTGGCTCTTCAGTGGAACAAGAAGAATCCAAAGGCAAAGGTTACTTTGCTTAAGTAATTATTCCAACACTAAAGGGGTTGCCAATTATGGTAGCCCCTTTTTTGTGCAATAAAATGGTATAATCATCCTATCAGACATCAGTCTGCAAGGGGGAAAGGTAAATTAAAAGACTAACACGCATACTGGCAGCCACACTTTTAGCATTTGGTTGGCTTATTATCTCCCCAGAGGGTGCACACTCTGATGATCCCCTCACAGTAGCAGCCCAAGAAATACAGGAACTTAACGATAGCGTAGATGACCTTGGTTACCAAGATGACTTTATAGATCTTATAGAGATAGCAGAAAATAAGTTTGCCTCAGCCACAAATGCGAAGGAACTTAAAGATGATGCCTATGATGCCCACGAAGATGCAGTAGAAGCAGAAGCCACAGCCTTAGAAGCAAAGAACCTTGCCCAGTCAAATGTGGATGGTCAGACAGCCACAGTAGCCTTGGCCCTTGAACATAAAGACAACGCTCTTGAAGAAAGAAACGATGCACAAGATGCACTTGCTATAGCCAACATTAATCTGCAAACAGCACAGTCAAATATACAATCTGCTGGAGGACAGGGTTTGGCATATACGGTTTATCATTTAGCCAGAACATGGCCAAACATAGCAACTCCAAGTGGAGTTATCTGTTCTGGTACATGGAATTCAAATTCTATGCAACTGCCAGTTTGCGGTAATAGATATGAAAACTTTGTAGTTAAATTTAGTGGAAGAATTACTGTTCCAGATCACTGGACACAAACATATTTTGCAGGATCCACAGACGATGGTTTTAGAATGTATGTTGATGGACAACTTGCTGTCAATAACTGGGTGGAACAGGGTGTTGCCTGGAGTGATTACTCTCCAGTGTATGATGTTAGTGAAGACAAGACTTTAGATGTAGAGATATGGTGGTATAACGGAGGAGGCCCAGGCTCTTACCATCTTGGATGGGCAATTCCTGGAGGTTGGACTGGAGCAGGTTGTGATTATACTGGTGGATGGGGAGTAGGTTTTAGTTGTAACCTTGGAACATTCTCTTCTGGACCAGGACCAACTCAATCACAGTTAAATGCATATGATGAAGCACTTGCAGCAAGGGCTACAGCACAAACAAATTATAATAATAAGTTAGCAGTTTACAATGACAAACTAAGCGTATACAACTCTGAGAATGCAACACTCTCATCAATGAATCAGGTTTTGCAAACCAAAACACAGGAACATCTTGATGCCATTGCAGATACAGAAGATGCTTTAGAATTGAAAAATAGCAGAATAGAAATATACAATCAGTCAATCGTTGACTTAAATAATTCTATTAATGATGCATGGGAATATTACTACGAGCAAGCACAAAGAGAACTTAATGCTGCTATTGCTCAAGCAGCAGCCAACGCTGCAGCCAATCAGCCTACCCCAGAACCTACACCAGAGCCTTCTCCAGAGCCAACAGATGAACCAAGCCCAGAACCTTCACCAGACCCTACAGATGAACCAACTGAAGAACCTACACCAGAGCCTTCTCCAGAGCCTACAGAAGAGCCTAAGCCAGATCCAACTGATGAGCCAACCCCAGATCCAGAAACAACAGAGGAGCCAGTAGTAGAGCCAACTGAAGAACCAACTCCAGAACCCACAGAAGAACCAACCCCTGAACCAGAACCAACAACCAATCCTGAAATAGAAGATGAAGAGTTGGCTGCACTTATTCCTGAAAAGGGTACAGGAACATCAGAAGATTTATCTGGAGTTATTGCTAACCTTACAAGCAAGGATAATAAGTTAGTTACACTTTCACCTGAGCAAGTAGCAGCAGTTAGCCAAACCCTAAAGTCTTTGACACAAGAAGCAAAGGCAGAGATTGCTGTAGATCTTGGTATCAAGGCATCAGAAGTTGCACAGATTGCTGAGCAGATGAAGGAGAACCCAGCACTTGCATCAGCATTTGTTGAGTTCGCAGAAAGAGCAGGGGATGCAGGAGAAACCCCAATGCCTTTTACATTAGCAGATGCAGTAACAGAAGTACAAACAGAAGCATTTCTTGAGGATCCACTTGGAGCAGTATTCAATGTGGATGTTACAGAACTCCTATCCAATTTCTCTGAGTTGGGTATGGACATGACAGACGATCAGAGAGAAAAAGCCCAGGAAGTCATTATCCCAGTAATCATTGTTTCACAGATTGCAAATGTAATGATTGGGATGAGGAGGTAATATGAAAATAATAACAAAGGTTGTGAAGGGATTCTTCACA